CCCATAGGGGCATTTGCTTTGTCAAAAGCAAGGCGCATGTTAATCAGGTCGTCTTCTGTCAGGGTTTCGTTAGTACCCGTAGCAAGGAAACGATGTGAGAATCCATTGATGTTATTGGGGCTTGATGCTGTTTGGGCATTGTACATTGTAGAAAGGAAACGAGTTTCAAAGTATTCTTGAATTGCTCGTGTAGCTTCCATACCACGCGCAGCGTGTAGGGCTTCCAATTGACTTGCATCTTGACGAAGCACGTCAGTAATAAACCACGCGTCGCCGACATAATCGGTGATTTGCAGTTGTACTACACCAGTATCAATTGGGTTGTAAGTGAGATCTTCGTTCTCAGTGATGTCTTGAATTGTTGCACTACCAACAGTTTTGATGTTGAGAGTAGTACCAGAGCCAAAATCAGAGACGTTACGATAGAAGCTTGTTGGAAGCAAGCCATCGTGTAGATTCATCAGAATGAAATCTGAATACTGCTGCGCTTCAATAAAAGCAGTAGTATTAGCTGTAGTTTGAGACATATATTATTTACCTCTTTGTATTATTAAGATTGAGCGGCTGCTCTCCATTTATCTACTAGAGCATTACCCTTCCCTAGCAAACGTGCTCGTGCTTCTTCAATAGCATTTGTTTTAGCTGGCGTTTGCAAGGCAGAAGTATTAATGCCGGGTGTAGTAGATCGTGGTGTATTAGATGGTTGGGCGTTAAAATAACTAAGCACAGCCTTGGGGCTCTTTTGTGCAAGCTGTTGGAGAAATCCAACATCTACACCAAGCTCATCAGCTTTGCTCTGCAAAGCAGCAATGGCCTTGCTAGTATCTCCATACTTTTCCACCAGTACTTTAGTAACTTCTTTTTCGTTATATACTGCCTTAGAAGTTTCTTCCCTTTGATTTAGTGCAGAGTTTAACAACTCTAACACATGAGCTTCACTCAATCCTGATACAGAGGGTGATTCTGAATTAGACTGGGATGCTTGAATACGCTGCAAAACTTCGTCCATACTTTTACTCTTGGTTAGTTGCTCTTCTAGTTCTCTCACTTTATCAGTAAGTTCTTTGATATGCCCTTGGGCATGAGGAATACTAGCCAAGGCTGTCTTTACATCTGCGTATTTCTGTCGTCCGTCTGAAGTCTTTATCCCAGCTAGCTGGTCTGCCCACAAGGAATCTGGATTCACGGACTCAGCAGGTTTTACGTCTTGCTGTTGCGACGTTTGTTCCTCTACTACAGGAACATTTGTTTGTGCTTGTTCAGTGTTGAGGTTTTCAAATACTGAATCAGACATTATTACTCACCTGTCAAAAGTTCAATTATTTCTTCATAAGCTGTTTGTTTTGCCAGCTCTTCAATATAACTTTCTGTTAAAAGCGCCTTATCTTCTTTTACTGCATTGCGCATCCTCGATAAACTATCTTCAATAGCTCTTTGTAGAATTACTGTTAGTCTCTCTCTAACCAAAGAGGAGGCAGCAAAGGCAAGCCTTAAATCTTCTTTGTGTTGCTCTGAGAGATTATAAGTCCAGCGTGCCTTCATATTCTACCTATTCAATGGGAGTGGCTGCTTCTGTTGCCAGATCTTCAGCTCCTTGGTTCATTAGACGTTGACTATCTAGTTTATCAATCAACCCAGCATTATCACTAAACAACTCAAAGCGTTGCAATTGCAGCAAATCTTCTGTAAGCTTAGCAAGAGCCTTATCAGACCAATGTCCTTCTATCTTAGGCCACAAGGCAGAATTAGCAATACCTGTAAGGTTTTGCATGAGCAGCGCTTGTTGTCCAAAATGACGAGCACCTATTGCCCTAATCTTACCTTTAGCTGTAATATCCTCTTTAGTGATTGTCATAAAATTGGCTACACCAAAATCATCATCCATCACTCTAAGAATGTCACTACCATTCATATTGCGTACAGCTATTTCAAGCATATTATTAAGAAGAGGTTCGAGCAATTCTATTTCAAATTGTGTCACCTTCTCTTGAAAGATACGCCCAGCAGCATTTTCCAGAACGCTCACTTCGTGAGCTGTCTTTTCTCCCGGAGTACGAATGCCCATTGCTTGCTTAGGGGCGCCTGCCATTTCTTCCATCATGTTCAGAAGAAAAGCAATCTCATTCTCTACTGCTGCGAGATTGGCACCAGTGAACAGAGGCTTAATATCGCCTGTTTCGCTCACTGTAAACTTAGCAAACGGGCCCCACTCTTCTGCATCTTCCAACTCCCCACGAATAACCAAAGGAGGCATAATGGTAAGGTCGCGAGCATCTGCCGCTACGTTCTGCAAATGATCTAGTCTATACTGCATTCCAACTAGATTGTCTAGTGGGCCCATGCCATATAGATTGTCAGGGCGCTTACGCCAAGAAGAGAACACTTTAAACCCATTGCGTTTCCACGCAGGGAAAGGTTCTTTTCTTATAACAGTATTGCGATCAATCACTGTGATAATATAATCATCGTATAGAGTGTCCGAGGAGGCATCATACAACGTACCCTCAAACTCCAGTATCTCTACATAACCACTACCAAGATAGGTGTATAGATCACCAAAACCATCTACACTAAAGCCTTCAGCTTTCTTATGATCATCTGTAGTCCATGCAGCTAAATGTGCTCTAGCCTCACGAGACTTCTGTAAAGCTTTCTGTACATACTCTTCTTGATTATCTTTATATTCTAACTGAAGCTCTCCAAAGTTTTTAATAGAGCGAGTAATCTTCCATGACTCTTCAAAGGAATTAGCTGTTGGATTAAAGATTACATCATGAGCAGAGCGCCTAATAGCACGAGGGCCCACATAGCCCGGAATCTTTTCTCCAGTCTCTCTATCTTCCTTGCTTTCATTTACCCAGATAACATCTGCTATAGCAATACCCGTGTCTATATAATCATATACAAGATTAGATACTGTGGTGCGAAGCTGATCTTCTCTAGCCTTGTTAGACATATAGGCTTGAATAGCACTACGCTTTTCTTCTGTATTATCCTCTTTGCTATACCCTTCCCATTTAGCCCAATTGTCGTTGGGCATTAGAGCAGAGATGTAATTAGCATGTAGATTATCTCTAATCTGGCAAAGCTTAGGAATTGTTGTGGAGTTCTTCCACGGCAATTTGTTATTAGAAGTTTTAGACGTGTCCGTGGCAAAGATGTAATTACGAAGTTCTTGCTTCTCGGCAAGCCATGGCTGCCGCATACTATTCTTTTCATCCCACTGCTGGACAATATAACTTGCCAGCGTTTCACGCTCTAACACTTGATTGGCTACTAATGCTCCACCACTCATACGTGAGAAACCCCACCAAATCTTTTATTATATGTAAATGTGTGCATTGTCTCTCTCGTAGTGTCACTTCGTTGTTTAGGCGCTTTTGCTATTTCAACAGCAGAAGCTAGACAATCCTTTATGTCATCGTGTGCAGGACGAGCTAGAATAAGCTCTTCCTCAAGCACTGGTGTATACCCACCATTAAAATGGTACACTTGTAGATTGTCGTATCTATGTTCTAGGGCTGCTGCAATACGCTCTTCTTTTCTACCCATGTGGCGTGTTGGATTATGCTCGTCAATCTTTAGACGGCTTCCATTTCGTTTAAATCTATCCTTCAGATCTCTAGCAATAACAGCCTGAGCTACAGAAACTTCCGCTCGTAGAATAGTAAAGCCCCATCTCTGGTGCATAGCTTCTATACGATCAAAATAAACAGATATTTTGTCTGTCTTAAATCTGTCTATGTCTAGGACGTAAATGTTATTATCTGCATCAATTCCTATAACAACAATAGCAGAGTAATCTGCCTTGGTGCTTAAACTGAAAGCAAAGTCAATAGCCGCAAATAGATTAAGCTTAGCTTCCTTGAAGCACCAAACACCGCTCTTACAAGTTAAGAATTTTCTATCGTAATATTGAAATCTGGAATAATCAAGTCTGTTACTTTCTGGATCGTTGGGATCATTATAGTATTGAGCATAAAATTGTGTACGGTCAGTGTACATTGTAGAAATACGTGCAAGCTCTTTCCTGTCAAAGCCAAACAGCTTTCCGTCAGCTCTACACGTGCGCGGCCAAAGAAACACACCATCCACCTCCACAACTTCTTCTAGAATATCCCATAAAGGAGCTTCTCCCTTTTTCTCTCCGTCTTCATCGAAGACAGGAAGTATCTGAGCTTTCCATTTTGAATATTGATCAGCAGGATGGTAGCGTGTACCACATGCTTTAACAATACCACCTGTGTTCAGAATAGAGGCCATCTGTGACATGGCATCAGCACACTTACGTCTTCCGTCTTCTGTATAAGCATTATCAGGAACGACAACGTCATCTGCTATTACAACGTCAGCATGTAGTCCTGTAGTGTTTGTTGTCAAGCCTGCTGCGTAAATAGTGAAGTCACGAATGCCTTCTTCCTTCCTCTTTGGGTGATCTACAGAGATCGCCCCTGTTGTCCACTTTTCTCTCTTACCCTCATCTTCATTAACCATGTCTGGCCAATATCTGCGATAGATTGGAGAACAGAGAATGTTCTTAATAGCATAGAGCTGTGCTTCAGCAAGCGTAGCTGTAGCTGATACATACAAGATAGAAGTTTCAGGATGTTTAGTAATCCACCAGCAACACCACGCTTCTATACAATGGCTCTTCATATGAGCACGAGGAAGCAAGAGAAGTTGATTAGGGGCTTCTGTATGCTGAAGCCAATTAAACACTTTCTTATGTATTTCTCCGTATTCACGCTCTGGATGAATAAGGCGAGCAAAGCTATACAGATCTGCTTCTGCTAATGCCCTCACCTCTTCTATATCAGATCTAGTAGCCATTAGGCTTTCATTCTCTCTAAGTCATTCTTAATGCTGTAGAGCTTAGCTTTGTCTTCAGGCTTTTGTCTCTTAGGCTTGCCAACAGCAGCCTTGTCAAGATATCCTTTGTTAGCAAGATAGGCAAGCGTAGCTTGAGAAGCTTCTCCTTCGTATACAGCATCTAACATTTTAGCAATAGCTGTGTATTGTATTTTAGCTTGCATCTCTTCAAGCATAGCTTGATATACAGGAACAAAGAACTTTTGTTCTTTCACTCTAAGCCAATGTTGATATCCATCAAAATACTTATTAGCAAATTGCCACTCACTAGGATCACACATCTCTACAAATGCTTTATGTATAGACAGATAGTGTTTTCCATCTTGCTTCTTGTCCCAAGGCTGTAGTGTGTACAGAGCAAATTCTCCAGAAACAGAAGTTTCGAGGAACAAGCCCTCTGTGAGCCATTTAGTTCCATTTCCTTTAAACTTGTTTATTTCTTCAGACACACCTAGTAGCCTCATTTAATACATTGGATAGATCTTGTTCTAATAAGTTTATATGTTTTATAAATGCAGTGTAGGCTATGTCCTTATCTAAATTGCTGGCAGACAGGGCAAATTTGATAATATCCTCAGTAGTTGCTAGCACAGATACTCCTAATTAAAATGGCTACGCTACACGGAATTGAACCGCGACAGGCAGTTTTGGAGACTGCTGCTCTACCAATTGAGCTATAGCGTAATAATAATGGAGCGGATAGA